TAATCTTGAGTATTACAATGAAGAAATGGAAGAATGTGCAACAGATTATGCAACCTATATTCTAGAACTTTTAGAAGATGCAAAAGCCAAATGCTCTGACCCTTTAATTCTAATAGAGCAAAGACTAAATTATTCAAAATATGCTGAAGGTGGCTTTGGAACTGGTGACTGCATTATTGTTTCAGATGACACTCTTCATGTAGTAGATTACAAGCATGGGACTGGCATTTTAGTTGATGCCAATGACAACTCGCAGATGAAATTATATGGACTTGGGGCATTGGAGCTTTTCGATGGTATTTATGATATTGAAACTGTAGCTATGACCATCTATCAGCCTAGAAGAAACAATATCAGCACCTTTACTCTTTCAAAAGATGAACTTTATAAATGGGCTAATGAAATTTTAAAGCCTACTGCAAAACTAGCACTTGAAGGTGAAGGCGAGTTTAGATGTGGCGACTGGTGTACTTTTTGCAAGATTAAACATGAGTGCAGACATAGAGCTGATCATAATCTTGAACTAGCAAAATATGAGTTTAAACTCCCACCTCTATTAGAAGATGAAGATATAGAAGAAATCCTTGGAAAAATTGATGAACTCACATCTTGGGCTTCTAATATTAAGGACTATGCTCTTCAATCAGCACTTCAAGGAAAGAAGTGGCACGGTTTTAAGCTAGTCGAAGGAAGAAGTAATAGAAAATATATCAACCCAGAAAAAGTGATTGAAGTTGTTACATCGAACGGCTATGACCCCTACGAACATAAAATCAAAGGAATCACAGCCATGGAAAAAACTCTAGGAAAAGCTAGGTTTTCAGAACTTCTATCTGATTTAGTCGAGAAACCTCAAGGCAAACCTACTCTCGTTCCAGAGAGTGATAAACGTCCAGCTATTAATACAGCTGTAGATGATTTTAAAGAAAATTAAGGAGGACAAACATATGTCTAAAAATGCAAATCCAATGAAAGTTATAACAGGACCAGATACAAGGTGGTCTTATGCAAATGTGTGGGAAGCAAAATCAATTAATGGTGGTACACCAAAGTTTTCAGTATCACTCATTATCCCAAAATCTGATACTAGAACTCTTAATAAGATTAAAGCTGCTATTGAGGCTGCTTATAAAGAAGGCGAAGGCAAACTAAAAGGCAATGGTAAAACCGTACCGCCTCTATCTTCTATTAAGCAACCTTTAAGAGACGGGGATATTGAAAGACCTGATGACGAAGCTTATGCTAATGCCTATTTTGTTAACGCAAATTCAGCAACTGCCCCAGGCATTGTAGATAGCAATCTAGACCCTATTCTTGAACGTTCTGAAGTTTACAGTGGTGTATATGGTAGAGCAAGTATTAACTTCTATGCTTTTAATAGTAACGGAAATAAGGGAATTGCTTGTGGTCTTAATAACCTACAAAAAATAAGAGATGGTGAATCACTTGGAGGTAAATCAAGAGCCGAGGATGATTTTGCAACAGATGTAGATGATGATTTCCTTTCATAAAAACTTTAGGGGCAGCAGGATTAAATCTTGCTGCTCTATTTCTATCTAGGAAAGGAGAATTTAATGAAAACATTAGAAATTGATATTGAAACCTTTAGTAGTGTAAATCTTTCTAAGTCTGGAGTCTATCGCTACTGTGAGTCACCCGATTTTGAAATCTTACTATTTGCCTATTCCGTTGATGGCGGAGATGTTAAAGTTGTGGATTTAGCTATGGGAGAAAAATTACCTCAAAATATATTAAATGCTTTATCCGACCCACATATTATCAAATGGGCTTTTAATGCTAACTTTGAACGGATATGCCTATCAAGGTTTTTAGGATACCCTACTGGAGAATATCTAGATCCCAAATCATTTAGGTGCAGTATGATTTGGTCTGCCTATATGGGACTTCCTCTATCTCTTGACAGTGTCGGTACGGTTTTAGGACTAGAAAAACAAAAGCTTAAGGAAGGAAAAGATTTGATTAGATACTTTTGTACTCCTTGTAAGCCTACTATCTCTAATGGAAAAAGAACTAGAAACTACCCCTACCATGACCTTGATAAATGGTCAGCATTTAAAGAATATAACAAACGTGATGTGGAGACTGAATTAGAAATACAGATGAAACTATCAAAGTTCCCTGTTCCAGAACAAATATGGAATGAATATCACCTAGATCAAGAAATTAATGATAGAGGCGTTCTTCTTGATTTAGATTTTATAAAAAACGCAATTGAAATAGACGACTACTCTCGCACTAAGTTAATTGATGAAATGAAGGCACTAACAAATCTTGATAACCCCAATTCAGTGCAACAATTAAAAGGCTGGCTCTCTGATAATGGCCTTGAAACTGAAAGCCTTGGAAAAAAGATTGTTTCCGAGTTATTAGAAACAGCCACAGGAGATTTATCAAAAGTACTAACTCTTAGGCAGCAGATATCAAAATCATCTGTAAAGAAATATCAGACCATGAAAAATGCCATAGGTTCTGATAATCGTGCTAGAGGAATGTTCCAGTTTTATGGTGCAAATAGGACAGGACGATTTGCAGGGAGAATTTTACAACCTCAAAATCTCCCAAGAAACAATATCCCTGATTTATCTGAAGCTAGAGAATTAGTTCTTAATAAAGACACTAAGGCCTTAGATATGCTTTATGATTCCACACCAGAAGTCTTGTCCCAGCTTATTCGTACATCATTTATTCCAAAAGCCAATCATAAGTTGATAGTCGCAGACTTTTCTTCAATAGAAAGAGTTGTCCTAGCTTGGCTTGCAAATGAAAAATGGGTTCTTGATGCCTACGGAAGAAAAGAAGATTTATATATTGCTACAGCAAGTCAAATGTTTGATGTACCTATTGAGAAGATAGATAAAAGAGATCCTTTAAGAGATAAAGGAAAAGTTGCTGATTTAGCATGTGGTTATGGTGGTTCTGTCGGTGCTTTAATTTCAATGGGTGCTCTTGATATGGGGCTTACTGAAGAAGAATTAAAACCCTTAGTTAATTCCTGGAGAGCTGCCAATTCTAAAATTGTCGAATTTTGGTGGAGCGTTGATAGAGCTGCCCTTAAAACTGTTAGGGAAAGAACTACTACCGATACTCATGGTATTGAGTTTTCTTACAGAAGTGGAATGCTCTTTATTACTCTTCCATCTGGCAGAAAATTATCCTATGTAAAACCTCGTATTGGTCTAAATCAGTTTGGCTCAGATTGTGTTACTTATGAAGGCCTTGGCGGGACTAAAAAATGGGAAAGAATACAGTCCTATGGTCCAAAATTTGTGGAGAATATTGTTCAAGCGATTAGTAGGGATGTTCTTGTTTTTTCTATGGAGAAATTAAGACACTTTCCTATCGTCATGCATATCCATGATGAGATAGTTATTGAGGCAGAAAAGCATATTACTGTAGATGAGATATGTGAAATTATGAGTCAACCTCCTCCTTGGGCTGGTGACTTAAAGTTACGTGCTGAAGGCTTTGAGGGAAGTTTTTATAAAAAAGATTAAAAACACTACGGATTTTGGCAGGTGCTGTCCTTTAGATAATAAGGGCAGTACCTGCCTATTAAATTTTGGAGGTGTTTTTATGTTTTATGTAAAGGAAAAAGTAAGTCCCAGTCTTGATGTCACTGTAGAGATTCATGATGATAATGTCTTTTGTACCTGTCCTGAATGTGGTTGTGAAGTTGAAATAGACCTGGCCCAGCTTTTTAGCGATGGTGAAGGCGACCTTTATGGTACTTCTGTATTTTGTCGTGATTGTAGTAAATCCAAGCTAGAAGCTTTAAGAAAGTAAAGGAGGTTGTTTAGATGAAACTTGAGGTTTATAAAAATCCAGAATTTGGTTCTATCCGCACTGCCCTTGTTAATGAACAAATCTATTTTGTAGGCAAAGATGTAGCTGAAAGTCTAGGCTATTCAAATACAAAGGATGCTCTTTCAACTCATGTTGATAAGGAAGATAAGACAATACTTCAAAGGTCGGAAAACACGACCTTTGCTATTCCAAATAGAGGTCTGACAATAATTAATGAATCTGGTCTATACAGCCTTATTCTTTCTAGCAAGATGCCCAAAGCTAAGGAATTTAAACATTGGGTAACCAGCGAAGTCCTCCCTTCTATTCGCAAACATGGTTTGTATGCAACAGATGAATTATTAAATGACCCTGATCTCGCTATTGCAGCTTTTACTGCACTAAAAAAAGAAAGAGAAAAGGCAAAAGCACTTGAAGAAACTATTGCCATTCAAAATCAACAGATTGTGGAGATGAAACCAAAGGCATCTTATTATGATTTAGTTCTTAACTGCAAGGATTTAGTAGCCATTTCTGTTATTGCTAAGGATTATGGCTGGAGTGCTAAAAGAATGAATAGTTACCTAAAAGAAAAAGGAGTCCAGTTTAAGCAGAGTTCTATATGGCTCTTATATCAAAAGTATGCCCAGATGGGATACACCAGTACAAAGACTCATTCCTATAACGGGAACGATGGAACAATACACACTAGGCCACATACCTATTGGACACAAAAAGGAAGATTGTTTATTTACAGTCTCTTAAAGGAAGATGGGATTTTCCCAATTATAGAGAAGGAGGAAGCCTAATGACTATAAATAAATTCAACGGAGATGGTTATTATGACCCTACTCCCTACGAAGCTTTAAAGAAGAAGTACAGACCTCTTGTTTACATTGCTTCTCCCTTCTCTGGTGATATGGAAAGAAACACAAGAAAAGCACAGGGCTATTGCAGATTTGCAGTTAGTGAAGGATATCTCCCTCTAGCACCCCACCTGCACTACCCTCAATTTTTAGATGATGAGGATATTGAGGAAAGAGAACTTGGACTTCACTTTGCCCTTGTCCTACTTGGTAAATGTGAAGAACTGTGGGTCTTTGACAAAGTTTCTGAGGGAATGGCTGAAGAAATTGCTAAAGCAAAAAGAAGGAACATGCCAATAAGATATTTCGATTCTAAATGCGAGGAGGTGCTTGAATGATTAAATTTACTCTCTATACATCAAACACCTCAGGGAATCTTTCAAACTGTATCTATCCCAAAGAAATTATAGTTACAGATAAAGCATCGATGATAGACGCAATTAAATATGATCATGTTTCAGCTAAATTTGAAAATAACTATCGGAGCACAAGTAATTTTATTAAATCAGATAATGCTGTACTTGATTGTGATAACGATCATTCAGATGACCCAAAGGACTGGGTCACTGTGGCTGATGTGGCTACAACATTTGAAGATATTCCTTTTGTTGCTGCCTACAGTAGAAACCATATGAAACAAAAAGGGAAAAGAACACCAAGGCCGAGGTTTCATGTATATTTCATGATTAAGGAAATAACTGATCCAACCGAATACGCAAAGTTAAAACAAAAAATAGCGACCGCTTTCCCCTACTTTGATAACAACGCCCTTGATAGTGCAAGGTTCATCTTTGGTACTAGCACTCCCAACATAGAAATTCATGATGGTACTAAAAGTATTGAAGATTATTTAGATGCTGCAAGTTTTGAAGATTGGGATAGTTCTACTGAGGAAGTTCCTGAAGGAACAAGAAATAGCACCATGTCCCGATATGCTGGACGAGTTATAGTTCGTCTTGGAAATACAGATGAAGCCTATGCCCTCTTCCTTAAAGAGGCTGAAAAATGCAATCCGCCCCTAGACGAGGATGAATTAAATCTTATATGGCATAGTGCTGTTAATTTTGGTAAAAGAGTATCTTCTCAAAAGGATTACATTCCCCCAGAAGATTATGGTGGAGAACTTCAGTTAAAGCCAGAAGATTTCTCAGATGTAGGTCAAGCCATTGTTCTTTCCAATGAATATAAAGAAATTCTTAGGTACTCCCCTGCTACTGATTTTTTAGTATATAACGGTAGCTTTTGGGAGGAATCAAAACCTAAAGCACAAGCTGTTGCACAAGAATTAACCACTAGACAGCTTAAAGAGGCTGAACTCGAAATCAATAATGCTTTAAATGAAATGACTGATAACGGTGCTCTTGACATTGTTATGGAAAAAGGTGCAAAAAAGGCTGCACAAGACTTTGGCGAGGACCAAGATGAGTCTTTTAAAAGGTATGAATCTGCTATTGCCTATAAAAAATATGTCATCGCTAGAAGAGATTCCAAAAAGATATCTTCCGCACTAAAAGAAGCACAGCCTATGCTTGAGATTCTCCCTAAGGATCTGGACACAGATGGCTTTCTACTGAACACACCAGAGGCTACTTTTGATTTAAGACAAGGTATCCAATCAAAAATGGAATCAAACTACTCCCACTTTATAACAAAGCAAACATCTGTAAGTCCAGATGATGTAGGAATGGATAAGTGGCTTGATGCCCTTGATGTGTTTTTTAGCAAAGATAAAGCTCTCATTGAATATGTGCAAAGGATTGTGGGGCTTGCTGCTATAGGAAAAGTTTATGTTGAGGCTTTAATCATAGCCTACGGTGAAGGCCGTAATGGTAAATCTACATTTTGGAATGCCATCGCCAGGGTTTTAGGAAGCTATAGTGGTAATATTTCAGCCGACATTCTTACTGTTGGCTGCAGAAGAAATGTTAAGCCAGAGCTTGCCGAGGCAAAAGGAAAAAGACTCCTTATTGCAGCTGAACTTGAGGAAGGTATGAGGCTAAATACTTCTAATATCAAACAGCTTTGTTCTACTGATGAAATCTATGCAGAGAAAAAATATAAAGATCCTTTTAGCTATATCCCGACTCACACATTGGTTTTATATACGAACCACCTGCCAAAGGTTGGAGCTATTGATGAGGGAACTTGGAGAAGACTTATTGTGATTCCTTTTGAGGCAAAGATTGAAGGAAATAATGATATAAAAAATTACACGGACTATCTCATTGAAAATGCTGGTGGTGCAATTCTTACATGGATAATTGAAGGAGCCAAGAAAGTAATTGATGATAATTACAACATAACTCCACCTAAGAAAGTTCAAGATGCCATTGATATTTATAGAGAAAATAATAACTGGTTAGCACACTTTCTAAATGAATGTTGTGAAGTTGATGGAAGCTACACAGCCAAGTCGGGTGAAATCTATGATGAGTACCGTGCTTTTTGTTTAAGGGTTGGTGAATTTACAAGAAGTACAGCAGATTTCTATACAGCTCTTGAATCAGAAAACTTTGAAAGAAAGCGAACTAATAAAGGCGTTATCGTTAAGGGTTTAAGGCTAAAATCAGAGTTTATTTAAGTAAGTATTTTGTAATTAGTGTAGGTCGGTGTATGTCTATATTACAACTTTTTCATATAGACAAAAATAAATTTAAAAATATATATAAAAGTTATATAGACAGCCTACACCGACCTACACTCCCCCTAAAATTCTGATGAATCTATTTGCCAAAAAAGCCGATGAATAAAGGCTTTATAGCTATAAACGATTTCTTAGATTCATTAACTAAAATATGTAGCAAGGTGAAGGTCAATGCGTGAAAAACAAATCGAGCAAAAACTTGTAAAAGAAATAAAAAAGTTGAATGGTCTTTGTCTTAAACTTACCTGTCCAGGTTTTGCTGGGATGCCCGATAGACTTATCCTTCTTCCTACAGGAAGGATTGGATTTGTAGAAGTGAAAAGGAAAGGTGAAAAACCTAGACCAATCCAAATTACAAGGCATAAACTTCTTAAATCCTTAGGTTTTAAAGTATATGTTCTTGATGATGAAAAACAAATAAAAGAAGTAATTAGAAATATTCTAGGAGGTGATGCCTGATGAAGTTCATACCCCATGATTATCAGAGATATGCTACTGAATATATTGAAAGAAATCCTATCTCAGCTATCTTTTTGGATATGGGCTTAGGTTAGGAAAAACAGTCTTAACTCTTACAGCTTTAAACAATTTATTATTTGATAGCTTTGATGCACATAAGATTTTAGTTATCGCACCACTTCGAGTTGCTAGAGATACATGGCCAACAGAGATTGAAAAATGGAATCACCTAAAAGATTTAAAATATTCTGTTGCTGTAGGAAGTGAAAAGATAAGGAAATCAGCTTTTATGCAAAAAGCAGATATTTATATTATAAATCGTGAAAATGTAAAATGGCTTATAGAAGATAGCTCTCTTCCCTTTGACTTTGACACAGTAATTATAGACGAGCTTTCATCATTTAAAAATCATCAAGCCAAACGCTTTAGATGTCTTATGAAAGTAAGACCAAAGATAAAAAGAATTGTAGGCTTAACTGGAACTCCTGCAAGTAACGGACTTATGGATTTATGGGCTGAGTTTAGACTTTTAGATATGGGAGAAAGGCTTGGACGGTTCATCGGAAAATATAGAGATGAGTATTTCCTTCCAGATAAACGAAATCAACAGATTATATTTTCTTATAAGCCTAAACCCGGAGCAGAAAAAGCCATATATAAAAAGATTTCAGATATTACCATAAGCATGAAAGGATCCGATTATCTTAAGCTTCCAGAGCTTACTATAAATGAAGTCGAAGTGAAATTATCTGAAAAAGAGAGTAAAACCTTAGATGCAATGAAAAAGGATTTAGTAGCAACCATTGATGAGGATGAAATCACCGCTTCTAATGCTGCTGCCTTATCTAATAAACTTCTTCAAATGGCAAATGGAGCTGTATATGGAGATGAGAAAAATGTAGTTCATATCCATGATAAAAAACTAGATGCTTTAGAAGATTTAGTAGAAGCGGCCAACGGTAAACCTGTTTTAATCGCTTACTGGTTTAAACATGATTTGCTTCGAATTACTAAAAGATTTAAGGTGGAGAACTTGGATAGTTCCGACTCAATAAAAAAATGGAATAAGGGAGAAATCCCTATAGCAGTTATCCACCCTGCATCTGCTGGACATGGACTCAACCTGCAATCTGGTGGTTCTACTCTGATTTGGTTTAGCCTTACATGGAGTTTGGAGCTTTACCAACAAACAAATGCAAGGCTATGGAGACAGGGACAAGAAAAGGCAGTTATTATCCATCACCTCATTGCAAAGGACACAATCGACAAGCAAGTGATGAAAGCTTTAAAAAACAAGGATAATACCCAGTCTGCATTAATCGATGCTGTTAAAGTCAACTTGCAAATGGGAGGTAAAAGCAATGAATAAAAAATATGAAGATTTGGCTAACGCCATTGTTCTAACAGCAGTTAAGGATTACCGTGCTGCACTTAGAAAACTAAATAAACATCCACGAAATCAAGCTGCTTTAAATACAAAAGAAGAAGTTGAACGTTTCTTTCATTCTGGCTGGTATAGACTTCTTACCAGCCTTGACCCAGATATGCTTATAAAACAACTGAATGAGGAGGTAGCATCATGAACGCAAAAGATTATTTAAATAAAGCTTATCGTCTAGACCAAAGAATTAATAGTAAGCTTGAGCAAGTAGAGTCTTTAAATGCACTTGCTACTAAAGCCACTTCTACCCTATCCGATATGCCAAGAAGTCCTAACAGAGCTACCTCCAAAATGGCAGATGCTATAGATAAAATTATTGACCTTCAAGCTGAAATCAATAAAGACATTGATATGCTTATCGATTTGAAAACTGAAATTGTAGCTCTTATAAAGAAAGTAAAGAACCAGGAGTATCAAACCTTACTTGAGAAACGATACCTTTGCTTCGAAACTTGGGAGCAGATTGCAGTTGATATGGATTATAGCATTCAGCATATTTATAGACTTAGAGACAGAGCTTTAGCAGAAACAACCACTCTTTTGAAAAATGATAGGAAATGTTAGTAGATGTTCATAGACTTACTTGATACTATTAAGATAGAAAAACTTTAAACCTTCACAGAAAATCTGTGGAGGTTTTTTCATGCCCAAAAAGGAGGTGCTAGAATGCCAAGGAAACCTAAGAGTCCTTGTTCCTATCCTGGCTGTCCTAAGCTTACTGATGATAGGTACTGTGAAAAACATAAGCGGTTAACAAATAAAAACTATAACAAGTACCAAAGAGATCCTAAGTCCAACAAAAGATACGGCAGGGCTTGGAAACGAATCAGAGACAGATACGTCAAAGAGTATCCCCTTTGTGAGGAATGTAAGAAACACGGAAAGCTTACTCCTGTGGAGGAAGTGCATCACATCGTACCACTGTCCAAAGGTGGTGGCAATGAGTTTAGTAATCTTATGAGCTTATGCAAGTCTTGTCACTCAAGCATCACAGCTAAAAGTGGTGAGCGGTGGGGGTAGTAAATCTCTAAAACTTTCATAAGCGGACAGCGGCGTGGGGCATCGTGTAAAAAAATGCAGTTTCAAAGGGGGTAATAGGGCAAGTGGAAAGTGAGGTGTTTTAATATATGGCCAAAGACGGCACTAATAGAGGTGGTGCTCGCATAGGAGCAGGAGCCAAAAAGAAAGCATTAGCAGAAAAAATAGCTGAAGGAAATCCTGGTGGAAGACCTCTTACAGTTATGGAATTTCAGAACACCGCAGACTTAAAAGGTGAAGAAATGCCAGAGCCAAACAAAATGTTAGAGGCAGTCCAAAAAGATGGTAAAACTTTAGTTGCTGGAGAAATTTATAAAGATACATGGAAATGGCTACATGAAAGAGGTTGTTCCTCCCTCGTCTCACCTCAGCTTTTAGAAAGATATGCTATGAGTGTTGCAAGATGGATTCAATGTGAAGAGGCAATCACTGAATATGGCTTTTTAGCAAAACATCCTACTACAGGAAATGCTATTCAAAGTCCATATGTTGCAATGGGACAAAATTATATGACTCAAACAAATAGACTGTGGTTTGAGATAT